ACTCGCGGTTAGTGCGAACGTGTTCGTCTACACTGTTGTCAATAATTTCGTTGATAACTTTTAACAAGCCGCCTACGATGTTTACTTTTTTAAACTCTGCGTTGATAAAAGATACTTCTTCTTGTACGACCTGCGAGCCGCCGTACATGGAAAAGCGTTTGCGGATGTGTTCTGCATCCGATAATAGTTTAAAGTTATCAGTCATAGTTGTCCTTGAACTTAGTAAGTTATATAGTTATTATATAGCCAAATAATGATATTGTCAAGTGTTGTTTGAGTTATTCGTAATATTCTACTATCATTTTAATAGGATTAGACCCAGTTGCATGGGCTGCAACCTTTGTATGACAGTCGCCACTAAGGCCTTTAAGTATCGATCGTTCTAACTGTGCATGTGCAAGCGTAAGTTTATGGTTTGCTTTTACTACAATACTATTGGTTACAGTGTCATCGGCTCGTGTTTGTAATGCAATAATGCCTTGTCCGACAGCAGGAACAAATGGTAATTTCATACGTGTATTTGTAATATTTAATGCATCTAAGCCTGCCTCTGCAAGTATGAGCGCATCGTAATCTCCTGCTTCTAATTTTGCAAGGCGTGTGTCTATGTTGCCTCTAATAGGTTTCACTTGTATATTAAGACTGCTATAGTGCTTTAGCAGTTGTGCAGTACGCCGGGGACTGCTGGTGCCAATAACGCTGCCTACAGTTACTTTACCTATAAGCACATCGTTTGAGCTGTTACGCTTTAGTACTGCGTTAACAACTAGTCCGGGCGTTTCTACATCGCCGGGCATATCTTTTAAACTATGTACAGCAACGTCGATGTTACCTGCTAATAGTTCTTGCTCTAGTGTGCTACAGAATACACCCTTGCCTCCTATTTCGTTTATAGGGACATCAGGGTTTAAGTCTCCGGCACTTTTAATAACTACAATTTCTGTTTCAGCAGGAAGTGCAGTCTGTGCCATTGCTGCATAAGCTAGTGCAAGTTTGCTTCCTCGTACTCCAATTCTAAGCGTTGCTATATTCATGTGGTTTTCCATTTATGCTACATATATAGGCTCTACATAATGCTTCAGGGCTTAGTCATGAAATGCCTCTGTTTTATAGTATATGCTTATTATATAGCCATATAATGAAAAAGTCAAGAATTACTTGACTTTTTGAGTGCATCAATGATGTCTTTTTGTTCTTGTTTAAAGCTTGCATACTGCATACGAACAAGCTCAACTACTAAATCAACTAGTATTGCAGCAGGTGCAATACCAATGCCGCCATCTACAAACATTTCAGCAAGTAAGCCTATTGTGAAATAAGCAATGTAACGATACGTATATGGTTGCATGCCCGTGAAGTTCCATTTAATGAAATGCATTAAGTGCTTCATATCTTTTTCCTAATTTTGTTTGTTATCGAGTGGCTTCGTCGAGTGAAGTGGCTACATAGTTAACGCCATTTTTTACTCTGTCACCTGCATCTGCAATAGTGTTAGTATCTAGTATGCCGTAGCCAACTAACCCTACTACTAACAATGCGCCAATAAAAATACCTTTAATCATTAGGTGTTATCTCCATCGGTATAGGTTAGTTTTGATTTATCAAAAATATCACTATCTTTCATTCCAATCAATTTTTTGAATCGTTTCCATACTGCTTTTAATTTATTCATTATATCTTCTCTCCTGGCTCAAAGCCTCGGAATGTTTTAAATCGTGGAAAACGCAAACTATAAGTTCCGTCTTGATTCTGTGTAACAGCGTCAGCTCTTACTTCAACGAGATTGCCAAGAAGAGCATCACGACTAGACCAATAGTCGTCCCTATGAACATCAGTGAAGCCACTACCGACATTAACGAAAATACTTTTACCATCGTCGACTCCTTCGCAGACAATCGCTCCAAGTCTGCCTTCATTACGTCCAGTACCTTCTTCAACATCTACAACCTCTAATGTTACCTCAATAAACGGTTTTGCCTTCAACCAAGCATGACTGCGCTTGCAATTATAAGGAGCATCAACGTCTTTTATCATGACTCCTTCATATCCGCCTTCTACAGCCGCCTTATTAAGCTCAACAAAGCGAGCTTCGCCTTCTTTTGAATCTAAATCGACATCTTCCCATTCGCATGCTTGTACGTGCTGAAGTAAGCTCTCGTTCTCCATTACCCAATATTTAACATAGTTACTGCGATTTGTTTGTGTTTTGTCCCAACTACCTTCTAGGAAGCTGTCTAATGGTATAAAGTCAAACAAGTGTAGTACTGCATCAGTTGCTTTCTTGCCATCTTTACGTTGCAACTGCTTCATAAGGTCCTGGAAGTCTGCACTCATCACTTCGCCATCTAGCACACAATCATATGGTGCAGGCTTTGCTGCCAGTACTGCTTCAATTTCTGCAACAATGTGTGGAAAGTTATGAAACTGTCTACCGTTACGACTAAACAGTTCTACCTTACCTGCGCGACATACAGCCAGTACACGTACACCATCCAGCTTAACTTCGATTTGTTTTATGCCAACCATCTTCTTTTCGTGGTTAGCACTGTCATGTGCAAGTTGGCATCCAAAGATTGGAATAGCGTATTGCGGAAACTCTTTGGCTACTTTGTTAACAGTCTTTTCGCTCATGCCGCATCGTAAGTCTTTGATTAAGATGCGTCTGTAAAACATATTCCACTGTTCAGTAGTAGCAACACTCATTGCAAGTTCAATTGCATCACGTGCCGCATGTCCTGTAAGCTCACGGTTGCGTAGCTGTTCAGCTAATACTTTAAATGTGGGCCAGTCTAAGCCTTGTCCTGTAAGTACGTCTGAACGCTCTGGAACTTTCTTAACACCAAATGTTACAAGCGGATCAAGTGCCATCGTAATGCCTTCAAAGAACTCATCAAGTCCTTCCTGCATTGCTTCTAGTAGAATTGCTTGTTTAGCGAGCTTGCTATTGTCAGCTTCTAAATGTTTGATAATTTCTTGTGGTTGCATTCGCATGTAGTCACCTGCTGTTGTAAATTTCATATCGTTCATTATATTGCCCTTTTGCCTAATTGTTATATATAGTATAACACCTAAATGCCATACTGTCAACCATTTACATTAGGATTTCCTATAAGAACCATCTAGTTCGTGTGTGCCTGAATTATAAATTGCCCATGCTATACAGTTGTACCATGCATAATTCGGATTCTGCCTTAGTTGCTTATACCATTGTTTAAACAGTATAACACGCTTACGTATCTTAACGCTTGTAGCGGACATCTTTGTTCATTTCTTTCATAATACGATCAGCTTCAGCTCTAGTATTATATTTTCTTTCATCCATTGCAATAGTATTAAATACATTGCCCCAGAATTTACGTGCCCACGGAGTTAGATTGTCCCGTTCTAGAACAGCATGAACATTTGCCCTGCGTTCTAATTGTATCATTTCATCAAATGGCATCATGTTTCACCTTCTCAAATTTGCGGCGGCTCTTGGACCATTGCTTCATAGGCTTTGAAAAGATAATCTCTTCAGTAGTACCTTGCCTAATATAGCCTGCCAAGTTGCCGCCATCGTTAACAATATATGTGTGATTCTGAACGGGTGTGTCCCATACTGTCACTTCTTTAAGATATTGCATTATGCTTTCTTTTTAGCTGGTTTCGTAAATCCATCTCTTGGATTAGCGGTTGCTGCCATTGAGCTTTTGAAGCCATTCTTAATTCGACTTAGTCTATGCTGATCTATGCCTCTTGTGTTTTTAATTGCCTTAGCAACAGCAACTAGTTCCAAGTCACGTGTGGGCGAGTTTGACCACTTTTGCTTCTTAAGAACAATGTCGTATAACTCGTATTGCTTTTCAAACCCTAATGGTCTAATTAAGTTTCTTGCTTCTTCATCATACTTACGGTTATCTTCTTGCGGTGCATATTTCATACTGTTAGTCTCAGTTAGTTAATCATCCCACACAATTTTAATGTGCTTAATTTTCTTCTTAATCTTGTTTTTGATCACTTTGGGACGGTAAGGAACATCCGAATCCCTTACCGTCTTTGCTTCAAAGTTGCGTACTTTAGGCGCTTGTGGACGTCGAGTACTCTTAGACATCATAAAACTGCCTTTACTGCTGCTTTGTAGATAGGCTCATCTTTGACTTTGTCCAACACTTCAAGAAGCAATACCATCTCTTTGCGGTACACTACATTGAAGCTAGGATCATTGTCGCCAATGTCACTTGCGTTGTCCATTATGTCAGCACACTTAACAAACTGTGCTTCGTATGATGCATCTGCACTGTGCTGCCTGTCCATTGCTTTACGTACTGC